AGATGTTATGCGCCGGTCCGACAAACGGGGCCGGGCAGATCTTTCCGGTGACGTCATAGTGGCGGATGACGTTCTCCAGCGGAATGTTGTACTGCCGCATGAGCTTTGCGGTGAGCCATACGGCGTTTTCGATGACGCGGCGGTCGAAGTACCAGTCCTTGTCGTTCGCGTTCAGGCGGCTGCTGTCGAGCTTCTGCGGGCGCAGCTCAATGCCGATGGAGTTGCAGTTGCGGCACTTCGGATGCCGGTAGTGCAGGCCGCCCACGGCCCCGCAGTGCCACGCCATGTCGGTATCCGGCACGCAGTGGTAGATGACCTCCTTCTCATCCACGCAGTAGTGCGCGGACGCCTGCGCCTCCGGGGCCTTGAACCACTCTGACGCGCCATAGGCGCTGGAGAGGGCCCCGAAGAAATGGATGACCAGATACTGCGGCTTATTGCCGCCCCGGTAGATGTTGACGCTTGTGAAATTGTCTACGATCTGCGGCGGCATAGTCTTCATTCTTCCTTGACCTCCGGCAGGCCCGCAATGCTCGTCAGCAGGGACAAAATGCCCGCCAGCGCCGAGGCCGAGGCGACGGCGATCCAGTTGACTTCGGACAGGATCGCGCTCGTGCCGATAGTTGCGACTGCCGTCTGGCATACCGTTTTCAGTGCGCGGATGCCCGCGGCTTTCCACCATTTTGCGTTCATAAGTATTTTTCTCCTTTCAAATTTCGCGCCTCGCGGCGTGTGTTACAGAATTTTGCCCAGCACCCAGCCGATGACGCCGGTGACGAGCGCGGTCAAAACGATCTTGACCAGCGCGTCCCAGTTCTTGCCCGGACGGGCGGTGAGGCTGTTGACGCTCGTCTGCATGCCGTCGATCTTGTCGTCGAGCGTCTTCATGTGCTCGGCCATGACGGCGACGGCCTCGGCCAGCTTGGCTACGGCGTCGGTCTTCTTCTCGAGATCCTTGATCCGGCCGGTGTTCCGGTCGACGTTGCCGCGGATCTCCGTGACGGCAACGTTCAGATCCTGCAGGTCCATCCGTTATGCTCCTTCCTCCGTGATTTTCTTCCACCCGTCCGGGTTGACGGACGGGGTGTAGACGTTGGCGGCGAGCAGGGACTCGTAGAGCTCGTCCTGCCACCAGCCGCGCTCTCCCTTGGCGAAGGCAAGGGTCGCGGTGATGGTCTCGGGGATGAGGCGGTAGCCCTGCTTGTACTGGATATCCTCCCAAAGGTTCGGGGCTGCGTCCGGGGTATTTTCGGCCGTGTCCCAGAGGTCGACGGCTGCGCGCTTGATGCCGCCCTGCCAGCAGATGCGCGTGCCGGACTTGACGAGACTGCCGTCGCCCGTCAGCTGCGGGAACAGCTCCGGGGCCTCGGACGCGTCCTTGTCGGGCAGGCTGGCCGCGGCCGTCACGATGGCGGCGCGCAGGGTCTGCGCTCTGCTCTCGCCGATGGCGGTATAGACGGGCATGCCCATGAGGGTCGCGGCGGTGTGCTGGGCGGCGGCTTTTTCTGCCTCTGCCCGCTCGAGGGGCAGGGGCTTGCCCATTTTGACGGTGATGGTGCCGTCGCGGTTGTCGGTTATGGGACCTGCGAGGGTGAAATCCGCGTAGTCGTCCATGTAGCGGTCCTCGGCGGTCTCGGTCGTACTCTTGACGGTGCCGTCCTCGTTCATCTGGACGTTGCCCTCTGCGTCCAGCACAGGGACGGCCGTGGTGTAGCGGTGGATCATGCCCCAGACGGCGCCGTCGCAGAACAGCGCCAGCGGGTCTGCAACCGCGCTCTTGTCGATGGTGACGGCGCGGCTCTCGCGCCCGCCCCAGTCGGCGTCGCGCATGCGGCCAGCGGCCGGTCGCGTCTCGATCTCCTGCCCTCCGATTGTGATGTGCCAGGTGTCCATAAGTTCCTCCTGTCTATTGCTGCACGGCATTGGCCTGCAGCCATGCTAATAGTGCTCCTGTTGGCATTTCAGCGAAAGTCACTGTCCGGAATGCCTCTTGCGTCCAGCTCCCGTAGTAGGCGTACCACAGTCCATCCGGGCCACCGTCGTAGGCGATTTGTGGGGTACTCCCTGCAATGATGGAAAATCTTTTGAATTGTTTCCCGTTTGATATAAAGTCGATTTCTTGGCTTAGTGGCATTACCCTGAACGTTTTGCTGATTATCCAAGTCAGCCCGTCGTCGAACTTGACCTTATACGCCGTCCCATTCACCAGCGTTCGACCCCCCCGATTTGGTAACTTGTACCAGCAATCAGGTCGGTACCGCCTTTGATGGCGTAGGATGTGCCGTCTTTCAAAATGTGGTGTGTGCCCATGTGGGTCCTCCTTTATGCTGCAAGGGTGTAGGTGCCGTCGGGGTTGGCAATGACGGCGGTGGTGGCGGGAAGGGTGAAGGCGGGGCGGACGCCGTTCCCGTTTCCACAGTACTGTTCGGTGACATTCCCGGCGGTATCCAACACGTACACGTATGTACTTGAATATTCTTTTGGGGTTCTGGTCCATTGATGAATATTAGATCCATTTAGTTTTGCGACAGCAAGCAGGCTACGCACCGTCTGGTCCAATGGAGTCCCATCTCCGCCGACGCCCTTCAGCTCACCTATGGACAGTATAAACGCATTTTTCGTTAATTCTCTCCTCGTTTGATATTCATCGATGTAGCAGTAAATTTTTGTTTGCCCTGCCGCGCCTTGAATGGCAGAGTCCAACAGCCCGAACCATGTATCCGCGAGGAAATCGGATACAGTGGATGTTGGGAATAGGTTGGAGGTGCTCCACTGGGAGAACGCAATTCGTTCGTAGCATTCCTTGCGCACAATCAGCGTCCGCCCGGCCCCGTTTAGCCCGCTCTCGTAGTCGTGCTTGGCGATATAAAACGGCACGGGGCTGCCGGATTCGTTCAGGTACAGGATCGCGCCGGGGGTGATGGTGTTCAGGGGAATGCCCTTCGAAAACGGTACGGTGAACGCCGTCCCGCCGATGGGGGTCTTACCGCCTTTGCAGCCGTAGCCTGTGCCGCCGATCAGCTCCCGGCCGCCGGTCACGGAATAGGCCGTGCCGGAGATCAATGTCTTGTGCGCCATGGGACCTCCTCACTCATATTGCCAGTTGATGGCGTAGTTCTCGGTCGGCGTGGTCTCCGCGGAGACCAGGGTCTGCTTGGTGATGTTGCCGGTCTTCATATAGTCCGTGCCCGCCACGGCCACCGCCCACGCCGTCGGCTTCCCGCTGGCGTCCACCGCCTTGACCTTGATCAGGTCCCCGACGGCCGCGCCGGAGGCGAGGATCACATCTTGCTTTCTGTTCCACGCGTCTTTGTTGCTGCGCACGTCGGCGATAGCCTCGTCGATCTGCGCGCCGGTAAACTGGCTGTTGTAAGCCATACGATCACTCCTTCATACACAGAAAATCCTCGCCGTCCGCGGTCTTCAGCGCCTGCGACTCTCCCAGCGGGATAAAGCCGTAGTTGTCGTTCCAGCTGCCGTCCGCGCCCTGCGCGAACAACGAAATGCGGTATTCCCCATCACCGGAAAGCAGAAAATCGTCGTAAACCTCAAAGGTGCGCTGCGTGCCCGCCGGGGTCTGGGAGAAGGACGCGATCAAAGCGCCCTTCCCGCGGCCCCAATCCTCGCCGGACTTCGTCGCGCGGCACTCGAAGGCCGTGTAGGCGATGTCCGACGAGAAGGAAACGGTGATCGAGTCGAACCCCGAGACCGCCGAGATCTTGTTGCCCGTGATGGAGAATGTCAGCTGCGGCGCGGCCATCAGGCGGCACTCCAGGTCCCGGCGGCGTTCTTGACGAAGACCTTGACGATCTTCGTGCCGTCGCCGGAAGACGCTGCCTCGAGGTCCGCGCCCTTGACAGTGACGTTGATGGCGGTGTTCTTCTTGTAGCCTCCCTCCGTGCCGCTGACGTTGGTGGAGCCGCCCGTCGTCGGGATCTGGGTGCCCGCCGTGTGCAGGCTGCTCGTCGCCGGGACGACGCGAATGGTGTATTCCTCAAAGTCCACGTCGCAGACGAAGGAGAACGCCGCTGCATCGTAGCCCGTGACCTTCGAGATCCTGCTCTTGTCGGGGCCGGTGATGGTCACGGCAGGAATCGACGTGTTGAGCGTGATCGTGTCGCTGACTGCGGCCGTTTCGTTGCCGACGTCGTCGCGCATCTTGACATAGATCGTCTTGAGGCCGTCTCCGTCGGGCAGCGTGATGGATTTTGTCTTGGCGAATGTCTCCCACGACGCTTCCGCCTCGGTCCCCGCCGTCTTCGTGCCCCAGATCTTCATCTGGTAGCCCGTCGTTGTCTCGTCGGAGACCGAGATCTTCGCCGTGACGGTCGCGCTGGTCGCGTACTGTGCACCGTCGTTCAGGATCAGCGATAGGCCGGCAGGTGCCAGCGTATCAAGTGTCAGATTGAAAAAACTTGCCATCTGGATTTATCCCCTTTCTTCGCTTGTGAGTTCAATGTACAAAAATCCGCCCGGTCTTTCGTAGATGGTTTTCGTGCCCAGGTGGGCGGATTTGATGCCCATGGAGCCGATGAACAGCTCCAGAATGCGTTTGAGTCCAACTGCCAGCATGTTATCCCTCCAACAGATACAGTGTCCGCGCGTCCTTTTTGTCCAGCGCGTCATATTCGGATTTTGTCATCACGAGGATCGCGTCGATCTGTGCCGACTGGATGCCTCCGCCGCCAGATCCGCCGCCGGAGCTGCGGGCCTCGTTGATGGCGTCGACGAGGTTGCCCTTGTTGTAGGTCTTGAGGTTGTCCAGATCGCCGATCTGCTTCTGCAGCTGCGCCCAGACGGGCAGGGACGGGTCGGCCGAGGCGTCGCCGGACGGATCCGCGCCGGGCTGGACCTTTCCGAGGCTCACCCAGACGGTCGGCAGGACGACGCCGCTTTCGTCCGCGCCATAGACGCCCACGCGGGCGTGGCGGCCCGGGACGGCGAGAACTTCGTGCGGGACGGGAATGGTATCCCCGTCCCAGTTCGCCGCCAGAACGTCGACGGTGGCCTTGCCGTTCGAGAAGACGGCGGTCTTCGTCAGCCCGTCCCACTCGGGCGAGAAGACGAACTCAACGGTCACGGCCTTGGCCATGCCCGCCGTCAAAAGCTCCGGCGGCGACGCCAGATGCGCGCACGCGCGGGAGCAGTGGATGGTGATCATGCGTTATCAGCTCCTTCTTTGCCGCCCGAAATGGCGGCTTTTGCTTTCCTATTGTGGTCTATCCGATCACGGTTCCGTTGACCAGCAGTTTTCCGCTGCTATTGCACGCCAGCGTCGCGTATGTGTTTGCGTTGTTCACCACATACACTTTTCCGAAGCACCCGCCGTCAAACCAGTTGTTTACCGCGCCGATGTATTCATCTCCATGTATGCCGACGAAAAACCTGCTTCCGCTCATTTTTACGCCATATCCGTTTTTTATGATCCTGTCTTGATATCCGCTGGTTCCGCCACCTCCGCCGCTTCCCGGCGGGCCGACGACGTACTCGACGACGTAGCTGCCGGAGATACGGGCGACTTTGACGCGGTCGCCCGCGGCGAATTTGACGGACGTGTTGCATCGGTAGTGCTTGGTCGTGGCTTCGGCCTGTCCCTCGAGGATGAGGGACAGGCCATCGTCATAGACCGCGCCGACGGTCGCCAGAAAGTTTTCCGGCAGTTTTTCGTCCGGGATCTCGATATTCGTTACAAACAGGCTGTCGATGCCCTCCATCAGGCGATCACCGTCCTTTTCGCAGAGTGTGTCATGAGACTGCCGGGCTGCATGGTGACAGACCAGCCGGTCTCGAGATAGATGCCGCCGATCTCGTCGTGCGTCAGGGCGAGGATGTCGCCGACGCCGTGGCCCGGCTCGGCCAGCGTATAAAATGTGATCGTGCGCGTGGCCAGCAGCGATTCGTTGCGGCGCTTGTTGGCGTAGGCCTGCAGCTCCTCCTGCGAGGCGATGTTGTCCACCCGCTCGACGGAGGTGATGCGCATGCCGCGCTTGAAGGTGGATTTTTTGGACGCCGGATTGTCGTTGACGGCGGTCGCCACCATTGCTGCGTCCATATCCGGGTTGTTGCAGGTCACGACAAAAACGTTCGGTGCGTCAAAGATGTCCGTCTCGTCGGACCAGTCCTGCCCGGGGTGCTTTTCCGGGAGAAACAGGTCCGTCGTGCCGTAGCGCCAGTCGATGATGGCGGCGGATGGTTCCTGGTACGGCTCGAGGCGGCAGACACCGTCGGCGTCGAACCAGAGGTTCTCGTAGTTGATCTCGGAGAGCAGCGCGTTGACGATCGTCAGGTAGCTCGTGCCGATCGGCCAGTCCTCGCGGTCTGTGGCAAGCGTCGCGTCTGACGGCGCGGCTATCACCAGCGTGATGCCGCAGGCGGTCAGGAGCTTTCGGATCTCCGTGAGGTAGGACGCTCCGGCCGCAAGATGCAGGAGCGTCTCGGTCTTTTGCGTGTACACCCGCCAGCAGCGGTCATACGCCTCGATCTCGACGCGCGTGCCGGAGCTTCTGCCCTTGTTGCTGACGGTCGCGGCCTGATAGATGCCGAGCGATGTTTCGACGCCGTTTATGCTGATCCACGGGCGCAGCTCGTCGGACTCCAGCTCCGCGAGATCGTTTGGCAGGAAGCTGCCTTTGAAGGAGCCGTGCAGGGTGGCTGTTCGGTCGCACATGATCTGCGGGGCGCTGCCGGTGTCCCATTGGAGGTGGGTGATTGGTGCGCCGTTTCTGAGCACGTCGACGCGGAAGCGGACGTCACGGGTCAAGGGTGATCGCCTCCTCCCGGTTTGTGTGCGAGATGGTGAAGGAATAGCGGCGCATGAACTCGTCGCAGTTGCTCTCGAGCGACGGGAGCGAGCCGATGACCATGTTCCCGTATCGGTCTTTGAGGCAGACGAGGCGGCCGACAAGGGCCTCCAGCGCGAGGGCGGCGGCCCGCTGCGCGTGCGGCCAGGCGCAGGCGACGGACAGGGCGCGGTCGCGCTGCTTGCTGCGCTCCTCGACGGGGTAGGCAAGGCCCGCCAGATGGACGGTCGAGACGCCGGCGGAGAAGCTTGTGCGGTTGGTGCGCAGCTGCGTTTCGGACAGGCGCATCTCGAGCCAGACACCGGTCTCGAGGTCGCAGATCATGTTGGTCTCGGGCAGGATTTCGGCGGTGTCGGAATTGGACACGCCGTAGTTGTCGCTGTCTGCATAACAGCCGCGGACGCGGTAGGTGACGCTGCCGATGCTGGTGTGGTCGATGTACTGCTTTTGGACGGTGCGGGCGATGGCCACGCCGTCCCGCTCGACGAGGTAAAAATCGTAGCTTCCGTCGGTCTGCCAGGTGAGCGCTGCCTCATGACCGGCGGTGACGGTCAGGTTGATGGCCTCGCCCTCGGTGTGCGAGATGGGCAGCGCGGCCGCGGACCACTCGGACCACATGCCGTACTTGTTCTGCACGCGGACGCGGACGGTGTAGCTGCCGTCGGCGAGGTAGACCGGCGAGCGCCATGCCTTCTCCGTGCCGTAGACCGTGCCGGAGGCGTAGCCGCTCGAGAGCGTCAGCTGATAGGCCTCCTGCTCCGTGGTCTGCCAGGTGATTCGCGGGCGCGGGCCGGTGGACTGGATGACGATAGACGGGGCCGATGGGGCGTTGATTGCGATAAACTCGGCCTTGTCGCTCCATTCGGACGCCGTGTTGTCGGTGTTGTAGGTTCGCACGCGCCAGTATTTTGTTCCGCTTGTGAATTTGTTCGCCGGAACGTCGTAATACTGGTTTTCTCCCGTGACGGTCGCGAGCGTGTTCCAGGTCGTGCCGTCGGCGGACCATTGCAGATCCGCCTTGCTCTGCGGCGTGCCGGTGGAAATGATGTGCTGCCACGAGAAGCGGTTGACGATGGTGGCGTCGATGACGATGCCGGATGGGGAGATGGGCTTGCAGGATGGTGTGACGTCCGTCGTTGTGATCTCCTGCCATGCAGATGTTGTTGTCGTTCCGCTGTTCGCCGTCACCTTTACGCGCCACTCGATTGTCCCGGACGGGAATGTATTTGCAGGGACTGTGCAGGCGGTCGTCGCGCCGGAGACGCTGATCGTGTTTGAAGCGCTCGCATTTTTTTCGCGCCACTCGAAGACGGCGGAGGTTTGTTTTATCTCTGCGAAGCAGACCTGTGTGAGGTCTGTGTCGTCTTTGCAGGCCCATGTAAATGTATTCTTTTGCTTTCGATTTACAAATGCCCCAGAAGATGGCGCAAAGCCGCTTGCCTGTATTCCGACGTCATCGTCCGAATACTCACATTCCAAAAACGGTTTGTAGGACGACTTTACGCCATAAAAAATCGCTTCGGATGCGCGCCCGTCTCCTCCGCTCGAGAACGCAAATGCAAATCCGTTTCGCATTCCGCTCTCAAGGTTTTTCTTCCGGGCCGCTTCGTAGAGTGACATTGAGAAGACGACTTCCGCCTGTACGACCTGGTTAAGCTCACTCCATCTTGCAGACCCGACGCCGTCTCCATCGCCATATAGTTTCGGCTGCGTCGCGTCTGTTACCGTGCTTGTATCGAGCGGCTCTGCCAATCCTTGCCCGCGAGCCGCTATATATGCAGAACCCCAACTTCCCAAAACGCCAGCCGTTGGCATTGCATATATTACAAGCCTTACCATTGTAACGCGTTTGTATTTGTACGCAGCTGCTGGTTCTCCAAATTTCAGTAGAATATTATCCCACCCGTCAGATGTTCCTTCATGGTTCGTAAACGGCTCCACAAACAACTTGTATTGCGTAAGATTTGAATAGTTTGTGTTCGGGTGGTTCTTCGCGACTGCTGTCGAGCCGCTTGCCTGCACTGTAAACGTCGGCATTTACTTCGCCCCCATTCTGGTTGTGATGCGTGCGTTTTTGGCGATGCGGAGGATGGTGTCGAGGTCTTCGACGTGGTCGACGTAGACGGTGGTGTTGTAGGTATCGCCGGAGGTGTAGCGGGTCTCGCTGGCCGTCTGGATGCGCGAGCCGGAGGGGAGATAGATCCGCTCAAGGCCGTTCTCGTTCACCCGCGTCCAGCCGCCAGACCAGTTGTCCGTGCCGGCGGCGTTGCCGCGGAGCCTGGCTCCCGACCCGCTCTGGTATGTCAGTGTGTTCACTAGGTCCGTTGCTGGCTCTGAATACGCTTTGTCGATTTTATCCCCCAAGTCTGAAAAATCCCAGTTGAACAGAGCGCTAAAAATCGCGCCAAGCGGTCCCGTTATCATTTCCACCAAGTCGAAAATTACTCTAAGCCCGTCTGCAGCAGTTGCGATCACCCCGCTTGTTATTTTAAATATCGGCTCAAGTATTATAAGAACGTCCCCAACAGCCTCCAGCGCTGGAGACAGCGCCGTTACGATGTCCAGCAATGTTGCAAATACTTCAATCAGCCCGCTTTCCGATGCATCTTTCGCTAATTGCGAAAACGTCTCGCCGAATTTGTTGTTGAACTCCGTAAGCGCTGGTGCAAATTCCGCTGACATGGCGTTTTCTCCAGCCTCAATTTGCAGATTGTAACGTCTCATGGAAGTGTCTACTTTATCCAGCGTGTCCAGCATATCGCTTCCCATGACATAGCCGGTATCACGTGCTTCCTGCGCATATTCCCGCAGTCTCGATGAACCCTGTTTGATTAGTGGGTTCAGCTTCTGGGCGCTCTCATTCAGGAGCGCCATGGCTTTTGCGTCCCTCTCCGTGTAGTTTTCAACGCCACCGAGGGCGTCGATCACATCCATAAAGACAGCGTTGGCATTCCGAAGGCTGCCGTCTGTGTTCGTGATCTCAACCCCGAGCTCACTGAAAGCCGCAAGCGTATCGCCGCCGTTCTCATAGGCGTCATACAGATTTTTGGTGAGATCCTTGATAGAGTCCGTGATCGTGTCCATGCCGACACCCATCAGCTCGCCAGCGTAGGTCATTTCCTGAATGGTGTCCGTCGTCATGTTGTAGGTCATGGCAAGGTCCTGAATATCGCTTGCGCGTTTTCCGGATTCCTCCGTCATGCTTTTCAGCTTTTCTTCAACCTTCGCGATCGCCGTTACCGCTGCCGCCATGGATCCTGCCATGGCAACGGCGGCTCCGCTTACATTTCCGAGTGCTCCGATTGCCTGTTCTGCGCCCTCCGGTATATTGATTCCAAACTTGTCGCCCAGCGTCTTGACGAGATCGCCGAGCGTCTTTGTTTTTTTGTTGCCCTCTTCCTCTGTTTTCGTGAGGTCTTTCAGGCTCTTTTCGGCCGAACCGGTTTTTTCTTCGAGATCTTCCAGTCCTCCGGAAAAGTTGTCAGTCTCTACACCAGCATCTTCTAGCTGCTTTGTATTGTCACGCAGCGCTTTCTCCATTTTCAGAAGGGCCGTTTCTGCGTTATTTAGCTGTTTCTGGTAATTTTGTGTTGCCGCGGAATGCTCACCGAGCGATTTTTCAGCGCTCTGCACCATTTTCCGCAGCTCGTCGATTTTTTCCTTCTGCGTTAAAATCTTCTGGTTCAGGACCTCGTTTTTCTTGGTCAGGCCCTCGACGCTGCCTTCGCTGTCTTTATACGTCTCATCCAGATTTTTCAGTTTACTGTCCAGATTGCCAAGCGCAGCATTGATCTCCTTGACCGCCTGCTTATACTCGGCCTCGCCGTCCAGCTTGATTTTTGTGTTGATTGTTGGGCCTGCCATTATCCCACCCCCGCGATATAGTCGTGCAACGACGGTTTGGAAGTCTCTTCGTCTTTAGAAGTTCGGCGCGGTGCGATCAGCTCAAAATACTCACGATAGAGCGATACGCACCGCGCCGGTGTCATGGTCCTCCAAAATACAGTCTCGTCGTTGTGGAGGATATTGATCCAGATGTTTAAAAACCACGGAAAATTTACACTGTACGGTTCGTCTCCGTGGTCTTCACGTTTTTTTCCTCTTCCGGTTCCGAATCGTCCGGCTCCTTGATCGCCGCGATCAGCATGTCCATCATCGGCTCGCACAGCCGCTTGAATCCGCTCATACCGAGTGTTCTGCCAAGCTCCTTCGCGGTCACTTGCTCGGGCCAGCCCTTGCTGTCTGCGTAGTCGTTCATGGCAGCCGCCGCAATTTCAAACACCGTCTTCATGGTCCGGCCTTTCAGCAGGACCGCATTCAGATTGCCGTCGTGCAGCTCCTGAAGGTCAGCGAGCACATTCATGTTTACCGAAAGCTCGTATGCTTTGCCCCCGTATTCAAACGGATGCTTCTTCAAACGAATGTCCCCCATCAGGTCTCACCCAGCTTTCCCTTGATCCAGGCAACGGCCTCCGCCGCGGTGTCGACGGTCTCGGTCTCGAGCAGCAGCTCGTCGGTCGAATCGTCTGCGAGGAATTCGCCGGTCGTGGTCGGCGTGTTGAACTGGATGTTCTCGCCCTTGGTCTGATAGCTCATCGAGGGCGGGCCGAACAGCGCTTTCGGCACCCAAATGCAGGTGTATTTGGTCACGCCGTCGATCTTATCCGGCGCGTAAAAGCCGACGCCGACATAGTTCGCGATGTCTTTTGCCGAGAATTTCAGATTTTCCTTGCTCGTATCGGATGTGCAGCCGTAGAGCATGGCCTGTGCGGCCCTTTTGATGTACTTGACAGCCAGCGAGATCGTGCCGCCGGTGGCAAGCTTGATATACTCGGCCAGCTTGGATTCCGCGTACAGGCGGCCCTCGGCGAACTTGAGTTCCAGCTGCGCGCTCATGGCGTCGCCGACGTCGGTCGGCTCTGTGTAGGTCACGGTGCCGGACGTGTTTTTATACTTTCCCGCCCGGATGCCGCGTAAGTCAAAACTAGGCATTACAGTAAGCCCCTTTCACGTAGTTTTTCATTGATGATCTTTTCAAATTCCTGCTTGATTTTCGGGATTGCTTCCTCTGATCCCCGGTTCCAGAAGTAGGTTCCGACGATCTGCCCGTATTCTTTTGATCGCCCGTAATTCATGACGAACACAATAAGATTTCTGCGAACGCCGTTAGCGTTCTTCCCGGATACCGTCACTGTGACATACGGAAGATCGTTTTTGTCCCGTTTGATTTTTTTGCTGTACTTGATCTTGTTTTTATAGCCGCCGAAGTCAAACTCGCTCGTTCTGACCCTTTCCCAGATCTCCCGAACGGCAATGTCTCCGGCGGCATATAAAAGCTCCTGTTTCATTTCATCGTCGAACAGATCCAGCTTTGACATTGCATGGATCATTTCGTTCATGCCCTCAATCTGTAGACTAGCCATATTCCGCGCCCTCCGTTTCGGCGATGAGCGCGATCTGCGTGCGGCCTGTTTCCTTGTCGTATGTTTCCATGTCGACGGTGACGATGTAGCCAGCGGCCTCCAGCGCGGCTTTCACACGCTTTAAAAGCCCGGCGGCAAAGCCCTCGGCAAAGATGGAAACGGCGTACTGCACGCCGGTCTCGGCCTCTCCGCCCTCGGCGTAGAGCTGCCCGGACTGGCCGAGCAGCTGATAGGTGATGTAGGTTTCTTCTCCGCCCTTGTATGGCGGGTGGCAGACCGGGACGCCCAGGTCTGCCATCGCCTCATAGATCATCATGCGCCGTCCCTCCGTTTGCAGGTCAGCTCTACCTCTTCCGTCTCCGCGCCGTAACTGCGGACGACGTCAAACACGTCTGAGCCGCAGACGAGCTGCTGCTCGCCGCCGTATTCTGCGCTGTGCATGCGGAAAATTGCGTCCGTGCGCTTGCCGGCTTGCGCGGCCTGATAATACTCGGCGCGGTTGACGGACTTGCGGGCAGCCCAGACGGTGGTTTCTCGCTCGAGCTTTTCCGTCGTCTGGCCGTTTACGATGGGGTAGGAGAACAGGCGCAGCGTGATCTGCGTGTCAAAGATCACAGCAAGCACCTCCTGCTCCGCCGCTGGCTTGGACTGCCCTGTAATCGTCGGACAGCCCCATAGCGTCGCGGATATCTGCAAAGCAGGTCTTCCATTCCTCGCCCCGGCCGCAGAAATCATGCTGCCAGCGGACGTAGGCGCGGACGGCGTCCTTTACAAGCGGGTCTTCCTCCGCGCCATCCGCGCCTGCCAGATGCAGGCGCAGAAGGCAGGCGTCTACCTCTTCGGCGAGCTCGTCGTCAAGGGCGTTTGTGGTCAGCCGCAGGGCGGTTTTTGCAACGTTGATCAAAGCCATTGGTTATCCCTCCCTGTTGGCCTCGCGCCGTCAGGCCTTCTTCTTGGTCAGCGTGACGAGGCTGTTGACGTCGACGCACGCACCGTCGGCGATCTCGATGGCCTTTGTGACCTCGTCGTCGGTGTCCTCGTCGGTGTAGCGCTTTACCGTCATGCCCATGTTCTCGTTCCAGAGGTAGTACGCCGGGTCGAACATAAAGGCGAAGACGGTGTCGGCCGTGACCGACGCCGCAAATGCCGGCAGGTAGTCGCCGGTCAGAATGACCTCGCGGCCAAGGATGAAGTTTACGGGCTTGCCGTTGATGCCGTAGTTGACGCGCGCGACGGGCTGGCCGTTGTTGTCGACCATGCCGACGATCTGCGTCTCGAAGGTCTTCTTGGACATGAACCAGACCGCGCCGTCATATGCCTGCGGCAGCGCAGCTTCGGCCTTGCACAGATCCTTGTAGGTCAGAGCAGTTGTCGCGGCGGCAATGTCGATGTTCTGGCCGGTCGGGGCGGTCTCTGCAAGGATTCCCTTCGGCTGGCCGGAACCGGTGCCGTTGATGATGGCTTGCTCCTTCGCCTTTACCATCGCATTTGCGACGTTCCGGACAAACTGTGCCTCGAACATCGGGTACGCCATGATAGAAACTTCCAGCGACATGGAGATCGCGCAGCGCAGCTTGTGGTACGCAAAGACGATCTTGCCGGTCGAAGTCTTCTGTTTGTCGGAGCCCTCACCCTCGGCGACCCAGGAGGCCGTCGGCTTGGCCGAGCTGGTCGGGACCTGGACGCCGCCCGCGTAGGACGTGTGTGTTACGCGCGGCAGGATCATGCCGATGGCTTCCATCTTCTCGTAGATCTTCTGGATCGTCGTGGTCGGGATGACGCTGCCGACGTCGGTTGTCTTGGTGTTGGCGTCCACATTGGTCAGCTCTGCGGGAATCTTCTTGCCGGTCAAAACGTAGTTCATGAAAGCCCGCTTGTACTCGTCGGTGTCGTACCGGTCGAGCACGTCCGGAGTCTTTGCCGTGCCGGACAGGTCGATGGACTGTGCCGCCGCAGCCGGAGCCGCGACTTTCTGACCCGCAAGCGCGTTGAGGTTTGCCTGAATCTTGGCTTCCTCCTCAAACTTGGCGTCGAGGGCCTCGACTTCTTTCATCTTGGCCTGTGCCTCTGCGGTCTTGCTTTCGTCCAGCAGCTTCTGGGCGTCGTCCATGAGCTTCTGGCGCTGGATGTTGTAAATTTCCTTCGTCATTTCAATTCTCCTTTGAGTTTTAAAAATTTCAGTTTTGCTTCTGCCTGCGCCCGTTCGGGCATAAAAAAATCAGGCTCTGCGGCCTGACCTTTTAAAAAGTTTTCCGCGCGCCGGAGCGCGTCTTCGCTGAGCATGCCGGAATAAAAATCCGCGGCCAGCGGCTTCTGGCCGGTATCCGGCTGCATCACGCGGTCAACGAGGCCGAGTTCTACGGCCCGCTCCGCTGTGATCCATGTTTCTGCGTCCATCATGGCGGCGATCTCCGCTTCCGGCCTGCCGGTCTTGGCGACGTAGGCCGAGATAATGGCGTGGTTGGCGTCGCGCAGGACACCGGCGGTGTGCTCCATCTGGCGGTAGTCGCCGTCGGCGCTGGACTGGACGTTGTGGATCATCATCATGCCGGTCGGCGTCATTTCCGACTCGCCCGCCATGGCGATGATGGACGCGGCCGAGGCCGCAAGGCCGACGATGCGGATGTGGACACCGCCGGCGTAGCTGCGCAGTGCGGTATAGATCTCGCTCGCGGCGAAGATCTCGCCGCCTCCGGAATTGATCTCGACTTCGGCCCGCTCACCGTTTCCTGATGCAAGCGCGTCGGCTACGGATTTAGGGCTCGTCGCCTCCATGCCGTACCACTGATAAAAGCGGTGCTGGTTGCTGGACACGATGGGCCCGCGAATGCTGATCTTCATGCGGTTTCATCTCCCTTCTGGTTGGTATTCTGATTGACCGGCTGCGTATCGAGCCGCCGGATTGGCTTGTCTCCGCCGTCTACCGGCGCGAGGTTGAATGCGCGCCGCCATTCGTTCGGCGTCAGCGCGCCTCGGTCGACCATCTGCAGGAGGTTGAGCTTGGTCGAGGTCGAGGCGAAGTCCCACGCGGAGGCCTCGAATACGATGCGATTCCCGCAGCCACGCTCGCGCCGGGAGAATAGCTTGCGGGTGTACTCGCCGCTGAGCTGCTTCAAAACCGGCTCGATCTCGGCGTCAAAATAGGCGTTCTGCTCATCCTCCGTCGCAATGGATGTGACGATGTGCGGGTTGGTATTGAACAGGGCATAGATGCGCTGCGTGGTCTTATCCATCTGGGCGGCGTTCGGGACGTAGTCCTTGGGGTCGATCTGCTTGGCCTCGGCCTTTGCGTCTACTGCTGCAACGCCCGTGCCGTTAGTCACGTTCAGAAAACTGTCCGCGAAGTCCTGCGCGCGCTGCTTCACGTCCTCCGGGCGCATGGACGCGGCGAACATCAGCAGCCAGCGAATCACGGCGCTGTTTCGGATGGCCTTTACGATGCCCTGATCCGTCGTCGTTACGATCTCCATGAGCGGCACGATGGCCGGGGCGATCGGGTCGCCGAAGATATCATTTTCGTAAAAGTCCCCGCGCAGGTGGATGATGTCGTCATAGGCAAACGTCAGCACATTGCCGTTCTGCATGTAAAACTTCAGGTACAGGTTCCCGCCCGCGTCGTAGACCGCGTCGGCCTGCATGGCCGCGACCGGGAAAATGGCGTTCGGCAGGCCGTTTTCATCCCGCAGGATGACCGCGAAGGCGTTGTTGTTGAGGACCAGCTGCGCGGCCAGCTTCTCCTGCAGCATCTGGCCGGTCATGTACTGGTTCGGCTCTTCGAGCAGGAAGCGGATGTACGGCTCCGGGTTGACGGCGATCTTCCGCGTCTGGGCGGTGATGGTCTCCCGGATGTGCTTGGCCGTCAGCTTGCCGATGGCCTTGATCTTGGGCCGGATGCAGGCGCGGACGATGTCGGACTGATACATTTTTCCGTTGTAGCTGTAAAAGCCATTCCCTCGCTCCTGCACCATCTGGACGGTCGAGACGCGTTTGGTGGTCGTGATATTCGTCAGGAGGTTTTTCAAAAATCCCATGTTGTCACTCCTAGAGCATACTGGTGTATTCCGCCTGCTTCTGGTCGTAGATCGTGTAGGCGTCGAGCAGGGCCGCCGTGCCGTCAATGCGGCGCGTTGATTTGCTCGTTTTGTGCGGCTGAATATTGCCGTTTTTGTCCTCGTCGTAGGCGGTGTTTGCGAGGTTCCATTTGTCGATCGGGTGGTTGTTGTAAATAATGCGCTTGGATTCCAAGTCGTTCCCGCAGCGCTTCATTGGCTCAGACAGGGTCTTGACACCCTGATGCACGGCGATCATGGCCTCGGCCCCGAAATAGTCCGCCATGCTGTCCACCCAATAAGACGCAGACCACGCATCATACCCGATAAAGGGGATAAAAATATCGAGGTCTTCCTGTACCTCGATGAACCATGCTTTGACGTCCTCATAGCGGATCTTGTTTCCCTCTGACAGTCGGAGCAGCCCTCGCTCATGCCACTTGTCGTAGGGGATCTTGTCCTCTGTGACGCGCTTTTCCAAAAGGTCCTGCGGCAGCCAGTACATCTGCAGCACAAACAGGATCTCCGGCAGCTCCGGCACCTGGAACATGACCTTCGCCGCCGTCAGGTCAGTGGTCTTGGAGAGGTCCGCGCCGCCGATGCCGTATCGCGGGTAGGAAAGCACGCGCTCCTGCGTCTTTCCGTCCGCCATGTGGTGCTGCCAGATCAGGCGGCGATTTTCCCTGTCGAGCTGGAAGGTGTCGCGGTTGTCCAGCTGCTCAAAGTTGAGCCAGGCTTCGCTGGAGGTCTCGCGGAGGTTGAAATCCTTGCAGACGAGGTTTCGGACGAGGGCCGGGTTTTTCTCCGCCCGCTCGACCCGCTCTTTGAGGGCCGTGTAGCTCTTGATCGTCCCGAGGCCCGGATTTGCCTTTTTCCAGCAGTCCGGGTCCGTCCACTCGCTGCGCTTGTCGAGCTCGTAAATAAACGCGATCCGGCGCGGGTCGTGGTACCCGTCCGGATCTTCGTAGCCGTTTATGATGCGCTCGGCTTCTTCGTATTTCTCGTCGTAGATGTCCTCGCGGATGGTGCCCGCTGTGGAAGTGATAAAGATCAGCGGCTGCTCACGGGCCGTCACGCCGTCGGCGATGATGTCGTACAGGGCGCGCCCGCTCTTCCACTGGTGGATCTCATCCATCATGGCCCCGTGGATGTTGAGGCCGTCGAGGGTGTCACTGTCAGAGGCCAGCGGCTTGAAAACGCCGTCGTTAAAATCGCTGTCCAGCTCAGCGACCAGACTGCGCATCCGGCGGCAGAGCGCCGGGGACTTCTTGACCATCCGCTTTGCTTCCTGCCAGATGATCTTCGCCTGGTCTCGCTTGGTGGCCACGGCGTAGACCTCCGGGCCAGCCTCACCGTCCGCCGTCTGCAAATACAGGCCGACGCCGGAGGCCAGCAGCGATTTGCCGTTTTTCTTGCCGACAATGAGGATCGCCTCGCGATACTGGCGATTGCCCTCGATGTCGATAAATCCGAAGACGGTCGCCAGCAGCGCTTTTTCCCATAGCTCCAGCCGGACGAGCTGGCCGCCCGCCTTGCCCTTGGAGTGGTGGCAGTAGTTCTCAAAAAACTCGAGGACGTGGTTTGCCCGGCGCGGGGAATAATAAAACTCGGAATCCGCGTTTTCAAGCTGCGCGACCACATGTCTGTAGGTCTTCTGCACCTTGAGGCTCACCGTTTCACGTCCGGACTGGATCGCGGCCCAGTATTCGAGGATCGGATTGTACGTTTCTGGATAGCGCGTCACAGCTCGTCACGCTCCCGGACAAAGCTTGCAAAGCCGTCGTCCTCCTGCTTCGGCGCGGTGTCCGGCTTCGGCAGGAGCGCCGTGAGCTGCTTGATGATCTTCTGGTAGTTCGCGTTCGTGGAGTTGTACGCCTGCCCGATCGGCCGGGCGCGGTCATATGGCTCGAGCCGCTCCGACTGCTGGAATTTCTCCGTCCAGCCGTTTTCCCGCAGGTCGTCCGCCATGTCCTCGCACTCGATTCGCATAAATGCTGCCTGATCGATGAGGCCCGCGACAGTCCCGGCCGCTTCCTTCGGCAGAAGCTTGTAGATCCTCCGGAGTCTGGCTTTCTCGGCGCGGATACGCTGTTCCTTTGTCTTTTCCTGCCTGTTCGCCACAAAAACCGCCTCCTTTTCGCGTGATTTTTGCCGTCTGTCCGCGCGTGCGCGTAGATTACTTATCGCCGCGCTATTGTAGGGGGGCCTCGCGAACGGCCTGCGTATTCTTCCGAGTTAGGGCGTGCGGTGATCTAGCCGGCGCCCCGGCCTCGCGCGACGGGGGGGATCGGGTCTCCGGCGGCGTCGAAGAAAATTTTTTGCGTCAGAGATTTTGCGACTCCGTGCCCGTCAAACTGATCGTGGCAGTCCTTACAGACGTACTCGAGGTTGGAGTAGGACAGGCTGATGTCCGGGTCGGTGATGTTGTCCGGTGTCAGCGCCCGCTTGTGATGGACGATGTAGCCCGGCTTGTCCCGGCACTCTTCGCAGAGGCCGCCGTCGATGGTCCGGCGGAACTTGATATACCCGGCGCGGCATTTCTTCCAGCGCCCGGACGCGTAAAAGCTCGCGGCCCATGGCTGCATCCTGTTCCCTCCAATTCTTCACGCTATCACTGTAGCACAGATTTTAGGCTCTGTTAGCTCAACTTTTGCGGTAGCCCATTGCCCGCGCTGCCTCGTAGACAAAGCGGCTGTACATCCGCTTGGCCGTGGATGTGCTCACGTGTACTTGTCTGGCGGCGGACTCCAGACTCTCGCGCGGCCAGATCCATGTATGCAGGCGCACGATCTCCAGCACATCGCCGCCGTCCCGCCAGGTCTGCACGGTGTTGATGGCGGACTGGATCGCCGTGTAGTCCTCGTACTCCCGTGAGGACAGGACGCGCACCGCAATGTCCTCGACGGCGCGGCCGGAGGATTGCCCGCCTGGCTGTGAGGAATAGCCCGGCGTGATCTTCTGCCGGCTCATATCCCGAACCTGTCGGCTCAGTTTCGGGTATTCGCCGATGGCGCGGCAGACATTCCCGTACCACCAGTATCTTGGTTTCGACATCTGTTCAGCTCCTTCCTTCTTCGTCACAAAACTCAACACATTTACAAGGCTTAAAGAAGGCGGCTCCCGGTCCGCTTATGTGTCTCGTTTTTGGGATCCCATACATATTTGAAATATAGGAATCCATACTGCGTGGCTCTGGACTCGACGAGGATGTATCCGCGCGGGGCGACTGGCGGGCGCGTCGGGCTGTAGTCCCGGATCGCCTCGGTCGCGGGCTCCGGCTCCGGCCGGACGCAGCTGCGGCTGGCCTTGTACCGGTGGCCGCCGAACTCCTTGCGCCAGTGGCCGTGCAGGTAGTTGGCCAGCGCCGTGTAGTCCTGCCCGTGGTCGACCTTGTTTCCGTTCTCATCCAGATAGTAGTTGTGCTTCCGCAGCGGTTTGCAGTCGATGACGCTGCCGAGGCCCCAGAGCCTGCCGAGCTCATCGGCAGGAATGCCGTCCGTGATCAGATGCAGGTGGAAGCGGTTGGTCGATTTGCCCCGGCCGTAGACGATGACAATCTTGGCTTCCGGATACCGGTAGACCATGCGGCGGTAGAAATTATCCCGGATCCTGCGCATCTCCTGCGCGGTATGTACCTCATGCTCTTGGTCTAGCGTCAATGTGGAGTAATAGCTCGACGGTGAGAAGTTGGCGTTGACCAGCGCCACGAACTTTGCAGCCGAGATCCTGGTGTTGAATTCCTCGCGTTCTTCCTGCGACTGGAACCGCGGCTTCTTCGGCCGGCTGGTCTTCGGATCTGTGCCGCCCGCCACCGTGTACACGATCTGCTCGCAGACCCTCCCGGAAAACTTCCGGCGCTTGTGTCTCTTTACCATAGCTCCTCCTGCCTCGGTTTATTTCCCGAGGCTCGCAATGATGCCCTTTTCACGTTCAGACAGCTCCCAGACGTGCGCGGCGGCTTTCTCGGCGGCGGCTTTCTCGGCGGCAGCTTTCTCGGCGGCAGCTCGGTTTGACAGCAGCAGTCCGTCACCAAAGATTCTCTTTCCCGTCTCGCGCTGACTATCCAGTTTGGTAACGTACGTGCAGTCCTCGCGCTTAACCGCAAACTCTACACCGTAGTGCGCATATTTCTGCAGCATGGCTGCCGTCAGCACATGGTCCGGATATGTATATTTCGGCAACTCCCGTTTCGTCT